CCTCTTACAGTACGCAATTAATTCTGATCTACTTGCTGGTTGAGCCATTTATTCACCAGTTTCCTATGTGTATTTATGGTGCTGCTGATACTGCAGGAATCACCATTACATTGCCATTTGCAATAGTATATAAAGTTGATCCACTACTAACTATCACATCATACATATATCTTCCCTGTTCGAGACTTCTGGTTGATGTAGAACCTAAAGAAATTTTTAACTTACCTTCTACAGCACTAGTGATCCCAACAGTAAATGCCGTTGTAATTCCAAGTGTTGCTCCAACAGCAACACTTTTAGATATCGCAGCAGATCCAGAATAACCAGTTAAATTAAATGCAGTATTGGAATTGTCAGTTACATTGAATGTGGTTTCAAAATTTGACCCACCATAGATTGTCAGATTGACGCCATAAGGAACACCTGAGTCTGAATCGAAAGTGATATTTTTAGATGGCATCTGCTAGTCCTATTACCGACATGGTTTCTTGTTGCTTATAATAAAGTTTTGCAAAAGACTTTGCGATATTCTTTAGAACTTCACGATCATCACAATTATCTATATCAGTTGCAATCTGTTGATACGCAAAACTTTTTGATAAGTTTTTTAGTTCTATGTCATCTGGATTCATTGATTAACTCCTTTAGTAACGACTTGATATCATTGATATCGTCTTTAATACTAGCAACTTCATCCTCAATAGTTTGTATCTGCTGATTCTTTTCATTTTTAGCCTGACGACTAGCAACGTATTGATCGTAAGATACTTTATTCACATTGATTACGGTATTGGTTTCAGGATCTCTTGCGAGATCCTTATGCCCTTTCACGGTATAGATATCCATATCAAGCAAGCGCAAGAACTCTAAGGTTCTTCATCATAGGAACTAATGCCTGATTCGTTGATGTCATCACAATCTTAATTCTATAACATCTGAACGAAGGCAAGTTATCCATAGTAAATACATGCTCTCTATAGTCGGTATCAGATGCACCATATCCCCTCTTGGTGGAGGTTGGAACAAGAACATCCGTTCTTCCATCACTGAGTTCTGGGTCAATAACAAGACCTCTTGTATTAATATTTAAGTATCCTGGGAATGGTTCAAATATGGGTTCAAATCCAGGACCACTACTGATTGCATAGAATGCTCTAATATCGCACTCAGCAGGGATGTGAGCGTCTGTTATTACTTTAATTGAAGATGCTGGATTCTCAAGTGTAATCTCTTTAGAGAGGTACGAACATGCACTAGGATCCTCAAACAGAGTATTTACTCTAGGATCTGTTGCATAATCATCAACTTCAGCATTAACTCTATTTGATACAGCGTAAACACTACATCTATTAAGTTCAATTTGAGGACTCAACTTAGCATCAGTTGATGAAAGGAATAATCTCAGTTGCAAAGACTTATTGCCTTCAATACTATTCAATTTACGATCTTCATTAACCTTAGAGAAGATTGCTCTAGTGCTATCAAGGTAATTGTTAGTATTCAGAATAACATCTTCAAATCCTTTATCAACATAAGGTATTTCGGAACCACTAATACTTTGTGTCGATACAGTTCTCATTTGACCTGTTATTGTCGTTCCTTCAACGGAAACATGGTGAATGGATGGTTTAATAATTTCAAATGGAATGTTCTTAGTAGCAAGAATATTTTCTCCACCAGTAGATCTAGATGCATTAATGAAGAGTTTGGGGAATCCATCTCCAGTAGATCGATCAGCATTATCTGTTGAACCACTTGCTCCATATTTCTCTGACATATCAAGTTTAATGTGATATGAATCCAAAGTTATTGGATTTGCAACAGTCACATCTGAGAGATCATGTGTTCTATTAATTCTAGAAAGGTTTACCCCACCAAGTTCATACTTATAAACAGGAGTATCTACAGGATATGACTTAGGAGTTGTTCCTCTAGAGATATTACCTCCAATGGAAGATTCTGAAGTAGTTGTATATTCAATAATCTCTTCCCCAATAAGAAGAAGACCTGTATTAGTTGCACCAACTCCAACACCTTCAAAGGTAGCAAAGATATCACCTGTACCACTTGAGACTTGAATTGGATCAGTAGAAGACTTATCATATGCTGCAGTCAATTTTGTAGGTTTGACATCAGGCAGAACTCCCGCAATCGTTACAAAATTTTCCTCAAAATTCATTCCATGGTTCACATGATTAACTTTAATATGTAAACCATCTGAAATAGTGGTAATACCTGTAGCACTAATAGTAACGTCTCCACCATTTTCACTATTCAATTCTTTAATAGCACCCGCGCCATCATAGAAACGAATTGTGCCAGCAGCACCAGTAATAAATTCACCCTGAACGTCTCCTAATATCAATTGAGATGTAAGACCAATTCCAGTCAGTGTTAATCTAGCATTTCTGCCAACACTTAATCCACCAAGAGATGAAGAAGATGTAGGTGCGGTAGTATCGATACTTAACACATCACCAATTTGATATCCAGTTCCTCCACCATTATGACTAATGGTTGCTGCAATAGCAACTCCATCATTAATTGTAACCTCTGCCTTAGCACCTGTTCCCGAACCAGAGATTGTAACCAGATTTACGGATGAATAAGTCAGTTGTCCGTCTGCTGGTGTGTATCCAACTCCAGGATTTGTGATCGTCATTGTTCCTACAGCAGTTGCAGCAACACCAATGAGAGTTCCTGTAGCAGTTTGATTTGAACTGGTTCCTTGGAAGAATGTATTACCCAGAACATAACGATCATCGGCCACAGTTGTTCCAAGTCCAACACGAATTGTGTTAGAAGAAACATTTAATGGATTCTCCATCAATTTGGCAACAGTTTTGTTGCCCTCAGAAAGGTTTGGATTATAAAGATCAATAGTTCCAGATTCAGCAAAATCTGCTCTGTACATGATGAATTTGAGATCTTCCCATTGACTTGCTTCCCAAGTAGAAGCATTTTGGGACTTGAATAGGGAACCCAGTGTTGGTTGGTTAGAAATATATGCATCAGACAAGATGTCATTTTCACCAACTCTAGAGATGTAAACACTATACTTAGTAGAGTTTGATATCAAACAAATCGCATATTCCTGTCCACCCTCCAAGTATACTGGTGCTGCAAATTCAAATGTAGTTGCAACTGATCCGTCAGTGGAGACATTAACATCTTGAGGATACAAAAGAACTTCAGAAAGATCGAAGTACTTAGCGGTTGGGAAACCGTTCTCCATTGATCTAATCTGCATTCTAACTGGAGTTTCTCCATCATCCTTTGTGCGGAAGAATACATCACATTTAGTGATGAATACACCTGCAGGATCTTCAGTTTTATCAATTAAGAATGATTGTGCCAGTGGGTCATACCATCCAACGATCGCTTCACTTGTAGATGGTGCTCCAATGTTTCTTGTCGAGACAATTTCTGTATCAACAGTTCTGTTGACAAGTTCATCTTCAAATAATTTCTTCTGCTCGATCTTCGCATTTCTAATGGAAAGAATATTCTCCTGAACGGTCTCAAGAATACCTGAAGTTGGATATGCCTCTTCTCCAACAGTAGTAGCAGCATCCTGATCGTTATCTGGATCATTTGTTAAAGTGAAGGTGTTTGTTCCAGTTTCAAACGATGGATTGTCTTTATTGTCAGGATCTGGAATAAAGAAACTTCCAACCAAAGCGGATGACTTATCGGTTACAAGTTTTACATCCGTTACTTTTGCTTCTGCACCACTTGTCTTTCCAGTAAGGACCATTCCTGATTGAATATATCCAAAGAAATCTCCTTGTGGTTGATTTGAAAGAGAATACGTATCTACGTTCAGAATAGTTGAAGTAGCAGAATACGACTCTGGAATAACTCCGCCATTAACATAAGGATTATCAGGATAAACCTCTGTTGGAGAATCATAATCGCCTCTTCTATGATTTGATTGAGCGACTCTAAAATTAATTTTAGGATTAGTATCCTTACCTTCCTCACCCAGACCTTGAGTAAGAACTCTTCCTTCTACAGTCTCACCAACCTCAAATACCCCATCTTCCATGCTAATTTCAATGATCTTGGGGACGCAATATTTGGTTACGTCTTTACCATCAAAGAAAGCATAGATTCTTGTGCTTGGTTTCAAGTTTGCTGCATAAAATTCAACATTTCTTGACCTTACGGTAGAAATAATTTCAGTACTAACAACTTTGTCACCGACAGATACCTGCTCAAAAGTTTCTACAACTTGATATTGTGTACCAGTTCTTTCTCTAACTCCACTTTCGATAGTGTCAACTGTAGTTTGTTCGATTGGTTGAGTAGTGGTCTGTCTAACCCATGCAGCAGGTCCGCCAGATCCACCATTAATCCATCCACCACGACCGAATGTTCTTGAAGATGATGTTGATCCAGTTTGAGTGCCAGATTCTTCTGTAAACGTACCAGACCAATTAGTTTCCCAAGAGTTCCATACTTCAGGAGCAAATCCAGTCTCAGGATCGACACCATATTTCTCTTCTGCCTCAGACATAATCTGAGAGTAGTTGCCAATAGTATCAATCGTCTTTGCCTTCATCCTGTTTTCTGTGACCCAGTTATCAGAAGCAGGTGTTAGCGTTAGAGTTCCTTGCCAGAAACTAATCAAGAAAGGAGTTACACTTTCAGTTCTTGTAGCAAAGGGTTGATTAATGTACTCAACATCAGAATAATCTAAACTTAAGATATCATTCTGTTTCCTTACATTAAGTCCTTCTACTGCCGATGTTCTCTTGTCCTCTGTGGGATCAACATCAACAACTGGTCCAGTTTGTAAGGTAAAGGAGTTTGTATTGTGCTTGGGTCTAAGAACTTGATTAGTTTGATCTATACTATTCTTTCTACCAAGTTTAAAGTCTTGAGTTCTAAAGGTAGTAAAATTATCAACAAAGAATCCAGACTTGAATCTATTAAGACCATTTGCATCTGGAATAAACTGATTTGCAGTTTCACTCTCAAGCATTGATAATTGTGTATAATACTCAAGATTCCTGATTCTATCTTCCAGTCTCTTGATATCCTTCATCTGGAATCTCTTGTACTTCAGGAACTTAATAGACGCCTGTTGTACGTTATGCAGATAAGGTGGATATCTAATTTCTGCAATTTCAATAGCATTATCAACCGATTCTGGTTTTGCTCTTACAGGATCATCAGATGGAGTTCCAAACTTCATTTGGAATTTACCATCTTTATGAAGATACAATCTATCAACTCTACCTTGATAATATGCGTAATCTAGGAAAAGAGTTTCATTAGATGCTAAGATATTAGGAACAGAATCTCCTACACCATTGAAAGATCTACCGAAAAATTCAAGTGGAGATCTAGATCCCTCAGCAACAGTATATTCGCTGACTCTTGGTCGCAAATCAATAAGATCAGTATTCAAGATACCATTTACAGCTTTAATTTCTGTAGAATAATTGAAGTCATTATAGGATTCTACAGTTACAATATCTCCATCATCTGAGGCATCAAATGATGCGCTCTTGTAGTAAACTTTTATTTTACTTCTAGGAGCAACGGAATCCGACTTTCTAGTCATGAATCCATGATCGTATATGGTTCCTTTCTGACCTGATCCAAAAACATAGTTGGATGAGATATTAAAGGAAGTTGTCGCCAACTCAGCAACCAAACCTTGAATTTGAGACTCTTGGAATATTACAGTTTCCCCTTCTACAAACTTAAAGTTATTTTTGGGGAGATATCTGATACCAGTTGCATCTGTAGTTTCTGCAAATACAGCAACCGCACCACTTGTTTGACCTACAAATAATTCACCAATGGTCATATCAGCACTGCTAGCTGATGGTCCATTTAATTGACTTATCGTCATTTCTGGAGCACCAAAATTATCATTAGTTAATGCTACATCTGATGTCTCATAAATTGCATGAATTTCAATAATATCAGGAACATTTAAAGATATTAATTTATCCTGGACTCTAGTTCCAAATGGATAATCTCCATACGATAGTCCATCATTTGCAGTTGTAGTGCCAATTCCAGAGGAAGGATTGGTTGACTTATCGACTACCAAAGATCTGACTCTATTTTTAATTTTTTTCTTTGCCTTTGTATCGGCTTTTCTTACGGTAACAATAAGAGTCGCATCTCCATCAACTCCAAGATTTCTAATCTGAATTGATCTTAAACTTTCACTAAAAGTAAATTTATTTTGATTTAAGGTTTCAGTTACTCCATCAGATCTAAGTATCGCATATCTCTCATCAGTATATGGTAGATATGTTTCTCCGGCAGGTAAAGTTACTGCTGTAAGACTAGTAGAATCTAACTGACCATTTGCAATGGTAACATTGAATGTTTTTCTTATAGTTAACTCAGCATCTGTTAAATCTATATTTGAAATATTTTCTTGTGGAAGTTCCGTATAGAAAGTATTATCAGATGATGGATCCAACGCAGTTGAAACAACTTGAAGGTCGGACGCAGAAAAACCTTCTGCTGATGGAAGTGTTCCATTGACATCCCCAGCGATCGATCGGACGCCTGCAACAGTTATCTGACTAGTCGTGACTCCCACAACTCTCGCCATAATTGGATCTTCTGATTTGGAGAGATCCGAATATTGAAGCAAATCATTAACTTTGATATTACCTGGGAAAAGAGAATTTGCACTAGCGATTGTACTAATACCAGCACTAAGTTTAGTGACTGAAGCAACTCCTACTGTGAGTGATGGAGTTTGTATAACATTAGCACTAAACGTCTTAGCTGTTCCTGCTACAACATTGCTCTGATTTGGTCCATCCCCAACGCCAGTATTTGAGTATACTGCTTTTACATTAGAAATTCCAAAGGAATTTACCGCATTTACAGTTCTATTAATTATTTCTGTTTGTGTTGATATTCCACTTCTAAAAACGAGAGTTTCGTCCTTGACAAATTCTCCTTTTCTATCATAAACAGTTACTGCTGTTCCTGCTTGAACTGGAGCTCTTAAGAATCCAGTTGCTCCACTACTACTACCCTCAACGTATGATGGTACAGTTAAAGTGACTGCTTGGTTTACAGTCAATTCTGTAAATAATTGAACGTCATACATAGACATTCCCCACTCATTTGTTGCAGGGAAGGAAGCATTATATGATCCAGACTCTAATCTAAAGTCAAATACTCTAGCAAGACCAATTTCTTCTCCAGGAGCAGTTTCTGAATTTAAACCAACTCTCTGATCTCTAAGACTTAAAATGAAGGTATTTCCAACACCTACAGTTGGAGATCTGTAAACACTGTTAAGTTTTAATGTTGGTCCAGTATTATATGGTAAAAACTGATTTTCAATAGTTTTTGTAAATCTTGGTTTAGGTACATCAATAAAAGTTGGACTTATAGTCTCAATCTCATATCCTTTGACGTATGCCTTTCCTGGAGATATTCTACAAACTGCTAAATCATCACTAGGTGGTGATCCTGCAGCAGTAAATTGACCTGCTTCATATAATCCTTGATTTCCTAAATTATTATTTAAAGAGTTGACAATAGATACATTAAATGGTTTTACAATGTAATGTCCGCTCTCATCATAAGTTCTTCTTGCCAATACATCTGTAAGATCATCAAAGAAAACAGCACCATCGCCTCTAGCACTACCTCTTCTTTGTGGTGTTTGCAAAACACCATTAATGACCGTTGCTAATAAAATAAAATTATCATCATTAAAGTCATTGAGTGACTTTTTAAACAAACTTACTGAAATTTTAAGTCTATCTGCACCTGGAGCACCATAATTATTGAATCCTTGAGAATTATCATTTAGGGATTCATCAGCGTTTGAATTTACAATCTCCTCGTTAACGAAGAGACCTATCCTGTAACTAGGAGTATTTCCGTATTGATCTAATATTAATGACTCTTTATTTACGTTTACAAAATATCCACGAATAAAATATACACCATTTTCAATTTGAAAAACTGATCCAGTCGCAGATGCCGAAGATGAAAGGGTATTTGCAAAAGGACTTCCAGCAGCAATGACAGAATTTCCAAGTAATCCAGATGAGATGGGTTGATCGCAGGTTAAAGATTCTCCATTGGAAAATGTCTGAGTGGCATTATCTGTAGTTGAAGATCCCAGATACGCCACGTAAAGCGTCAGGTTACCCCTTTCAGAATCTGCAGAAGGAAGAACACTATCTACAACGGCAGTAACTCCAGAAGTTTCTCCTGTAATAGTTGTACCGACCAATTGATCTGCATACGCCTCAACAGGAACTCCTTGAAAAGTACTTGAAAGTTGGACACAATAATACAATCTATTGTAACCAGTATTGCCTGGAATTACTTTAGCACCCTCTTTAAAAAAGTGCTGACCAAACTTTTCTACCTGATTCTGCAGAACTGACTGCAGAGTAGTTAATTCTCTTGCCTGAACTGGATATCCAGGCTTAAAAAGCACCTTGTGGTAATCATTTGTCGCATCAAAATCGTCAAAATATGGTGCTACGTTTAAATTCGTCTGCTGTGGCATAATTCTTTAGAACTGCAAGATAACTTTTATGTCTTCTTTTTGATTCGACGATCTTGTAATAGATGGTCTATTATCTACGTATATGATATTACCAGAATGCTGTTTTACCTCTGGAGAAGCAACACCGCTACTAAAATCCATTCCAAGATAATATGTACGATTATTTATCGTCGTTTTGTTATCGCTAAAAGTACTATCAATACTTAACTGCAATCCTGTGGATGGTGTAATTGTCAATGCTCCGCCACTACCAGGACTGCCCGTAAAGTCTCTCAAAACATATCCATATGTAGGATTTGTCATACCAATTCCTGCAGGCGTAAATCCAGCAGACGTTCTATCTTGCCACAATTTTAAAACACCAGTGTTTTGATCATAGTTTACAACTCTACCAACCGCAGTCAGTCCTGTTCCTACTGTTTGAATTACCTGAGAATCTGCAGTAAATGTTGCTTCACTGTAACCAGCACCAACTAATTTCAATGCAGTGACAGCACTAGCTTTGTCTACAGTCAACACAGATCCACCAGCAGGAGAAAGTGGGTTTTCTACAACACCAACTCTAGCAAACTGATTTCCTGTGATAAAGTCAGGATTTTCATTGTCACTTTCAATTCTTGTGTACATCAAGACATTATATGCACCCAATTCTCTATAGATATCTGCACCATGTCCACCTTGAGGTGTCATAATAACATCAAACTCTGGTCGAGTGGTTCCAACTGGAACTCCACCACCTACAAAATTAACTGATCCAAAAGTATAATCCTGACCCTGAGAGGAAACCGTTACAGAATCAACCTTTGAATCACCGTCGATAGTAATCGTACACTCTGCTCCTATACCATCACCCTCAATAGGGACTCTAGTGTATGTAACATTAGCAGTTCCTAATCCTACGCCACGATTTTTAATCATGACAGTTTTGATTGATCCGTCTACTGAATTTTCTCTGACGAGAGCAGTGTCATTACTGGTACTCCAGTCAGTTGGAACTGGCATAAACTCAGTAGAATCAAATTTTGCGATATCTGATGGTTTAATAGTATACAAATACTTCCATACATATCCATCTCCACTAGTTCCAGCTGCTCTTGGTTCTAAGTCAACAAATGTTGGTTCATCAAGAGATGGTCTACCAGATCCATTTTCTGGGTTAGTTCCATTTTGAAGACAAATATAAACTCTATAGTCACTATTCAGGACATAGAAGTTTGAATTGTATAAATTAGTCGAACCAGAAACAACTGCCGTATTTGATCTACTATAATCATGGCGATACATGTCATAGGTAGTTCCAGAAGACCAAATTCTCTTAGGAACAACCTGCCTTACATCACTAGTATTAATTCTCTTGAGAGCGATCATTGTATCCCAATAATCATTCTCCTCATCAAAATTGTCCTTTGGTGAGGGAGGAGAATCATCCCATGTGGATGAATAATCACTTGGATTTGGGAGACCAATAAAAGAATAATAGGAATTACTCTCATTAGTAATTCCTGCTACAAAATTCTTTGCATTTAATATTCTAATCTGATCAGTTATAATGGCAGCCATTTTTGACGGACTTTTTTACTTATTTATCCAGAAAAAATTGTAGTTCTTCTAGGATACGTAACACCAGAAGTTCTACGTTCTCCAACTTCCTCTTCGATTACACCACTTGAGGGTCTATCAGATTCACATAAAATGTATTTATTGGGACTTTCTTGCTGACTAGTACCATCAAAACTAGTACCTGCACCTCCAAAAGAATGAACTTTTATAGTTCCTCCCATCGATGAATCTGTGGAAGATGCATAATAATAAGTACCAGCATCTCCAGCAGACGTTAACCATCTAAGTCGATCAGCACTTGCTGGTCTTGCACCAGCACCATTAGTAACTGCTCCTTGATTTTCTACTCCAGATTTTTGATTTCCAGTTCCAGTTCCTGGTGCAGTTTTGATATAACACGGCGTTTTAACCAGACCATTTGTTGAATCATCTCTAGCAGTAACTATAATTTGTCCATACATCGTAGTGGGATGACTTCCACAAACATAATAATATGTACCACTAACCTGAATAGGAGCCCAATAAATATACGGTTGTGCAGAAACACCTTGATCAACTCCCTCAGAGTTCATATACTCAACACCTGCTACTGCATTAGCAGTTCCGGCGCTGTTTGTAGTCTTAATGTAGAGGGGATGTGATGAATAGTGATCACTATTATCAATAGTTAAATCATCTCCTTGACATAAACGAATTGTTGGTAGATAACCTGACTCTGTAGCAAATGACTGCCAATGCCTATCCCAAGCACAATCCCATTGAGAACCATTAGAAGAAAATTTATATCCAGATGAACTATTCGCAGTAGTTACTTTTACTCTACAACAAATCCTAGAAAACTCTAGATATAAATTATCTCCTTCATATATGTTTATTTCTCTATTATTGATAAACATCCCATTGGGCCCGTCTGCTGCAAGACCAGATGGTGGTGCTGTATTACCAAGCCAACTATCAGGTAAACTCCTAGCCCAATGACCTCTATCATGAGCTAAAGCCCCACTACCATCTTCAGTTGACCAAAGAAAATGCTCGCCAATGGCATAGGCAGTGCTATTTGCACTCAAATCTGGGAATAATGGAATTCTAACATTCAAGTTATTATTAAAATAACCAAATGTAACATTTGCATCAAAAGTCATATCAGAAGACTTTGAGTGATCTTTAATGTATCGTAAAGCATCTTTTTGTGTAAATCTTCTTTTGTTAGTAGCAGCAAGAGCAAGAATACCTACTACTTGAGGTGATGCCATACTAGTTCCACTTATTGCACGATAATAATTATTTCCTCCATATTTTGTATCAGCTGTTCCTGCATTGTTGTAACATGAGACAATATTTTGTCCAGGAGCAAATACATCAATACCTGGACCTTTATTTGTAAACTCCGATCTGTAAAAGTCTTTATGTTGACTGAGAGAACCAACTGTTATCATGGATGATCCTGGAGATGATCCTCTGTTTAGATAGAGTGTATCGTCTGAATTTATCCAGTTAGGTCTATTAGTATCGCCAATGTGGGTTGCATCCATCGTAATAGTATCATCCCATTCATCATCTGTTGGTTTAACTTGCCATTGATTGGAGTTTCCAGCAGCTCCAACCATTATGACCCCATCATTAATACAATCTTCAACATCTGCTGCTACAGATGCAACATAAATGCCAAAGGGAGAACTAATACACATATCACAATTTAATCCAAAATCCAACTGCAATCCTTTTAAGTTCCATCCGTTAGGATTTGGATTACTTGAGGTATAAGTTACTCCAGATGAATTAAACTTTTTAGAATATATTGACTTAATACCTGAAAGTCCATAAACAGAATGATAAGAGGCGTAACCGTAACTGTGGTTAGTTATGGTTGGATTTCTTCTACCAGTTGTGCTGTTAATGGGTTTGTTTTTGTGAAACGCCCTCAATAGATCATATGCATAAGTTGAACTGGTAACAGTACTTTTAGAGTTATCGATAACACACATACTATAGATATTTGCTTCATTTGCCCATCCATAAGTTTTGCCTGCTATCGTTCCTCCAACATGAGTTGCGTGATAGTTTGGATTATTGGAATTTGATGGATATGTATATGTGCCTGCACTCAATCCCGAAACATAGGAGTGCAATTCATTGTACCATTGATATTGAATAAATCTCGTGGTATTGGTACTTGGACTTTTCCATTCCTCCATATCATGAGATGCCCCATCATCAACAATGACAACATCTACATGTTTTCCTGCATTGTATATTGATACTGTTTCGGTACTAGTAAATGCTGGAGTTCCTGATCCACCAGTACCAAAAGCTCCTTTAGCTCTTTGAGAATCTGTACCTGCACAATGAAGCATCCCCCATTGACGATCAGTAGCAGCATATGTTCCATTCTTACGGAATACGCCGTTGCTAATAGTATACGATTGATTGTTTACAGAAAGTGGTAGTAGTTTCAATCCTCTTTCTTCTGGAGTAAGTTCACATGCAATGACCCTAGGATCATTTGCAATCTGCTCTGCTTCCTCTGCAGTGAGTCTATAATGAGTGTTACGACTAATTGGTCTCCTATTAACTAATTCAACCTCTCTATCGGGAATGTAAAGATTCCCACCAGGAGTTTCCATATCATCGTAAAGATTATCAAGGTCTTCGTGAGACTTACAAGTTACGATGTATTCTCTCATTTTTTACTCCAGGGGTAAGTAAGTAAGTGTGACAGTTATTGCTTGTGTGCTACCACTTTTATTTACAACTTTTGCATATACATTTGTTGATGGAGTTCCGTCGTTGTTAAAACCAATTGTACCTGGCGTAATCAATGAAGTTGTTCCTGAAGCATGAATAACTTCAGCAACAACTCCAGATCCAGGTAATGGATCGGTTGTTTCGGTTCTACTGGAATCTGAAGATCTACTTGAAGTATCCGTGTAAAGTGTTACCCAAGCAGCAGCACTTGTCTGAATTTTATGAAGAACGTAAGTTTTTGCTGCTGCGATTGTTATATTAGCGGAAGCAGCATTTGCTATAGAACCTGTTGCTGCATTAGCTGTTGTTCTTGATCCATAAGCAGTTCCACTGGAAGCGGCAGTTAATCTTCCTTGAGCATCAACTGTAATACTAGCATTTGTATAAGATCCTGCTGATACTGCAGTATTTGCTAGTTTAGCTGCACTGACTGCATCATCAGCAATCATATTAGTTGCAACTTGTACTTCTGATACTACTCCATCAGCACTAGTGCTACCAAGAACACGATTTGCTGTGGCAACATTTTGCATCTTGGCATACGTGACTGCATCAGCATCAATAGCCCAAGTAGCACCAGAATTTGATACTGTAATGTCACCTTTATCACCATCAGAAATTCCACCACCGCCACCTCCTGATGCTGAAATCGTGACAATACCAGTTGGACCACCAGTTAGTGTAATATTAGATCCAGCAACAATGGAAGTAACAACACCAGTCAGTGCTGATCCGATTCCAGAGAATGATGTGGCAGTGCAAACACCAGTGACATTAACTCCACTATTAGTAGTTGTAAGTCTTAGTTCACTGGGTCCAGATATACCTCCCACCTGCTGATAAAGTTCAGCCTCACCAGTTGATGACGCTCTTATTGAATAATCACCAGAGCCACCAGCGCCACCACTAATCTCAACAGCATCTCTACTACTAATACGAATGTCACCTGCATTGGTTCCAAAATTACGAATGTTTACACTTTTAGTTGCTACAACTGGACCAATCTCAAAAAATCTATCTGAGTCATTATACATTATAAAACTACCAGCCTCATCTGCTGTAGTTCCCATTTCAAGGTTTACGCCACCAGCAAGAGAAAGTGCTGTACCAACAGTAGCAATACCAGAAACATTTAATCCAGTAGTGATGCCAGTAAGTTGAAGGTTCTTGAAATGTGATGTTCCAATAGTGTTAATACCAGCAATACTTCCACCACCGCCTCCACCAGAAGCACTGATTGTCACTCGTCCAGTACTTCCAGATAAACTAATATTTGAACCAGCAACAAGTGAAGTAACACCTGCACCTGTTAGTGTTTCTCCTCCAATAGTTACTTTAGTGGCAGAAATTATTCCAGTATTGCCACTTATAGTAATTCCTGTACCAACAGTGATTTCATTTGTAGATCCATTCAAGGTGACCGAACTAGATCCAACTGTTAGTATTCCAGTAACTCTGGCATCACCATTAACATATAAAGAGGTTCCCGATGCTCCAACAGCACCAACCTCAAGTGTAAATCTAGGATTTGTGGTTCCAATGCCAACACTAGAAATAGTATTGATACCGGCACTAACAGTATCCCATACACCCCCATTAAAATTTAAGTTAGTGCCGTCTCCGAAATAAGTATAAATTTCGGAAAAGTTATCATTAACTTTCGCAGCACCTGCTCTTAAAGTATCACCATTTCCATCATTAGGGGATGAACCCGTTCCTATTCCCTGTCTTGCCATTATTCTTTGGGTTTAAAGGTATTTATATTGTGTTGGTATTCTTTTTAAATCTAAGATATTTTGTTCGGATCAATGCATCCGAAGTTGATAATCCCGAGAATCCATTTAAAGTTCTTGCATCATAAGCAAGTTCTTTTGTTCTAGCATCAACTATGGTTTTACCCCAACTAAATTCACCAAAATAATTAGAGGTGGATATTCCACCAGCATAAGATTCTACTCTAGAATTATCAAAAGTGAATAGTGTAGTATCAAATGATTCTGTGGTTGAGCTAAATCCAATAGTTCCTACTCCAGAGATTACAGAATTTACTCTTACAACATTAGTAGATATTCCACTAATATTTCTTGAAACTATTTGAACGGATTTTGCTTGGAATACTGAATCAATAAATGATGAGGTAATTCCTATCATATTATTGGATACATCAAGAGATGTAAGATTATCATTTTTGCTATCAACAGTAGCATTAGAATTAAATACAGTGAAGTAATCTCCAACAGATATTGAACTCAATGTTATTGCAGATCCAACTAAATTTGCGTTTCTCAATTCAGAATCATATGGAATATGGAACTCCAAAATAATTTCATTTGTAGTTGTTCCAATTGTAGTTGTTCCAAATCCAACAATAACACCAGAATCTCCAGAATAAGAAGAAACGTCACAAGTCTCTGTTTGTTGTGCTGGAGGACTAATGAGAACTAATGGTGGATTAGTTTGACTATATCCAGATCCACCATCAGTAATAGTGATTCCACTAACAACTCCATTAGTGATTGTTGCAGTCGCTGTTGCAGTTGTAGATCCTATACCAACACTTACAACTGGTACTGTTGAATATCCAGCACCACCATTATTGATTGTGATT